GCATCTCGCCTATTTTAGCTGAGCTATTGCCAGCCATGAAAGGCATGCAGGAATCAAAGGATCAGGACCAAATGGACCAGATCGCTAAATTCTTGACTCCTATCATGGACGGATTGTCGAAATTGTCCGATGCCGATTCAGAAATTGTTCTTTACGGATTGCTTAACGCTGCTGAAATTAAAATGGCGCAGGGAAATTGGGCAAAAGTAGCCACTGGATCGATGCTCATGCAGCAAGATTTAGAATTGCCAGTTTTGATACAGGTAGCTGGTAAGGCTTTCATGTTTAACTTGTCAGGTTTTTTCTCCGCCGTCCCCAAAGCTTCTCAACTTCGGGGGTAGAGACTAAGCGGCCCGTCACGTGGGTCTCGATGGCGGATAACGAAGACTGGCTTTATCGTCCGGTTTTGGAAGGGCTCATTAGGTATGAATCTCTCAAAGATTGCACGCTGGACCTGGTCGACATCGCCAATCTTAATGAAGCTCTCGAAGTTCGTTCTGAAAATGAAAAACGTTATAGAGCTGCTAATGAGGAGAAGTAGATGACTTCACTTAGAACGACCATGGTTTTCGTGAAACCCATAACTATCGCTCAAAGTTTTTCTATGGTTAATAGCTTCTTCAAGAGAAGAATGAAGTCCTCCGTAAATATACCTTCCATTAACCTGAGCTTGAACAAGCCATTTGCTAGCGCCTTTGTGCCAATAAACACCGGTTGTGCCACTAGAATTGTCTTTTCGTTTAGTCAAATTCTTCATGTTTTGAAGTCCAGGAACGTCCCTAAGGTTTTCAATTTTGTTATTAAGTCCATTGCCATCGATGTGATCAATTTCATGAGTTGGCCATCGTCCTCTTTCAATGAACCAAATTATGCGATGGACCTGAAGTCTATTTTTATCAACACTGGTTTGAAGATATTTAAGGCCACTTTTAGTAATCATCACATTACCGACCTGGTCGCCAACTTTCGCTCTATTACTAGTGATTTTTTTCCATATAAGGATTCCGTGTTCACGTTTGTATTCGAAGAGTTCCAAAAACCGTTTCATATTCATAGTGAAAGGGTATACCAGTGACTGGAGAAATTCTCAAGAGTTTCATGATCGGACTTGGTTTCGATGTAGACGACGCATCTCTTTCTAAATTCAATCAGGCTATCACCACAGCTACTAAGCGCGTAGTTGGGCTCTCCGCTGCTATTGTGGCAGGTTCTGCCGCTGTAGCAGTTGGGGTTTTAAAAATATCCGATAGCTTTGAGGACCTTGGTTATCAATTTAGGTTACTAGCTCCGCCAATAAATAAAGCGCTCTTGCTCAGAAATGAAATGGTGAAAGCCTATGCTTCGGCTGGAGTCAGTCTATCAAAAGTAGCCGTACAGGCCTATCGATTAAATATTAGCGTTGAAAAAACAAAGATCGCATTTAAGGCTCTCTATCAGTCAGTGGGCTCAAAGTTTTTTGGTCTTATCACCAAACAATCGGATCTTTTTCGTAACCGAATCTATGCGAACATGCCAAAGATTCAGCATGCTCTTGAGAGTTTTGTAAATGTTCTTTTCAAAGCATTTGAAGGTGTTGTTGCTCTTGGCGAAAGAGCATGGTCAATACTCACAAGAGTTTATGATTTCTTTTCAGACTTAGACAAGAAAACCCAAGGCTGGTCGACAATTATTCTTGGAATAGTTGCCGCATGGGAACTTTTGAATTTAACATTTCTCGCCTCACCTATTGGACTGTTGCTAGCTGGGCTCGTTGCGATTTTAGCACTCTACGATGATTTTAAAAAATTCCAAGAAGGTGGGAAATCATTTTTCAACTGGGGGCCAGTGATCCCCATTATTAAAGCTGTTGAAGACACTGTTAGTGATTTTGTAGATGTGTGGCGATCTCTAGTCGACACAGTTCTAGATGTTGTTTTGGCTTTTGAAAGATTATTTCAAGGCGACTATCAAGGGTTTTTTGATAGTCTAAAAGATGGATTTGATGATTTAGGGAAAACAATAAAAAAAGAAATAGAATATATTCTTAGCTACTTCGATATTCTTGGTGCTCTCGGAACATTTGCAAAAAATATTTTCACTGGCAATGGCAGCCCGACCACTGCAACACCTGGAGTGCAAGGAAGTTTTGGTAAAGGTTTTCAACAGATCGCACAAAATATAGAAAACAATCCGATCGGTGGTCCGTTATCCACTCCTCTCGGAGCAGGAAACATTACTAATAGCTCAAACACGAATCAAAACGTTAGTCAGCAAACCAACATTAACGTTATTGGAACGGGCGATGCGTGGGGCACAGCAAATCTTATTGCTGGGCAACAGGGAAGAGTGAATCAAGATTTGTTCAACAACGGAAAAGGCGCGTTGAGATGACGATTCTTAGCCAGCCTCTACAGAGCATACTTATCGGTCCATCTAGATCCGTGGATACAATAGCAGTGCAAGTTATTATCCAAGAAGATGCCAATGACACGCTTACAATAACTCGTCAGCCAGTGCAGCAAGGGGCTTCGATAACAGATCACGCCTATATGGAGCCTACTTTTCTTGGTATGAGTCTAATTTATGGCGGAACAAATACGCTTTCGTTTTTACCTGTTTCATTGAAATCTATTTATCAACAATTTTTAACTCTTCAATCGAGCAGATCACCATTCACAATAACGACCCCCAAGCGTGTTTATACGAACATGCTCCTAGCGTCTTTGAGTCAAACAAATGACAAATCAACTGAAAACGTTCTAAAACTTGATTGCAAATTTCAACAAGTAATTATTGTACCAGTGGCTACCACTCTCGTTGTTAATTCAAACTTAGGGAACGCGGCCTCTAACGCCGCAACAACCAAAACTGGGGCTAATAATGCTTCTGTACTTCAAAATAATTTGGGATCTAACAGCCCTCTCGGAGGATTTTTAGGGAATCTTTTCAAATGAGCACAACGTTTACGCCTTATCTTATTCCGCTCCAAGGCATTGCTCAGCAGTTCACAATTAATTTGGGATCTGGAAGCTATATAATGACCGTGAAGTGGAATAACGCAGATGACGCTGGGTGGGTCATTGACCTTGCTGACGGCATAACGACTGACATGATCGCGGCTAACATTCCAATGATCACTGGAGCTGATTTACTAGCAGGGCTTGAATACCTTCAAATCGGAGGTGGTGGCTATAGCTTAGTTGTTTACACGGCGGGAGATGAAACAGCGGTCCCAACTTTTACAAATCTTGGAACTGCCTGCAATTTGTATTTGGTTCAGGTGAGCACTTCATGATTTCAACTCCTGCGCCGCCACAAGCAAACGCTAATCAGTACATCAGAAACTATAGCCTGATTGTTTCCGGGAATGGTTTAAGTGGAACTACTGCAAACGGTCAGCCATTTAATGGCTATGATCTGTCGAACCTAAAATTTAAATTTTCAATCAAGCGCACAGACACCTCTACTCCTAACACGGCAGATATTAGAGTTTATAATGTCGAGAACACCACGGCGCTTCAAATATTTAGTCAGCTAGGATCTGGTAGCACTGGCGCAATTGTTCAAAGAAATGGAAGAGTTCTACTTCAAGCAGGCTACAATTCAAATTATGGAGTTATTTTCTCAGGTGATATTTACCAAATCATTTTAGGACGAGAAAATGCAACGGATACATTTATAGATTTTATAGCTGGGGACGCTCACCTAGCATATAATTTTTCAATCGTGAAAACTCAAATACCAGCGGGGTGTACCCAATCAATGCAAGTTCTTGCTGCTGCAAATGCAATGGCAGCTAACGGCGTGAGCCAAGGCTATATTGCAGGGCTACCAGAAAATAAACTGCCTCGTGGGAAAGTTCTTTACGGCAATGCCAGGAACTACTTAACAAGTGTCGCACAGAATGCAGGCGCGACATGGTCTATTCAAAACGAGCAGCTAACAATGTACCCTGTTACGGCATACCCTCCAGGGACCGCTGTAGTGCTCACTTCAAAATCTGGCCTTGTCGGAACACCACAACAGACCAACGTTGGCGTTAACGTTAAGTGCTTGCTCAATCCTCTTATCCGTCCTGGCACCAGGATTAACATTGCCGAGGCTTCGGTTGCTGATTTTAAAATCGATATCAGTCAAAAAGATGCCACTGCTAATTTGCCAGCTTCGTACAATCAGGATGGTGAATATTATGCGCAAGTGGTTGAGCATAGTGGAGATACTCGAGGCGTCGAGTGGTACACAAATATTCAAGGCATCAACACGAACCAAACTGTTGTTCCTAGTGTCGCAGTAACTGTGGGAACTGGACCATGACGGATCGTAGATCACTCCTAAACGACGCTACTGAGACGATGAATCTCAATCTTGACGGGCGTCAGGCTCAAATTTGGACGGCGATGCCGTGCATTGTCACCGGCATAAACCTTGCGCAGATGACAATCGAGGCCCAGCCAGCCATTCAGGGAACCTACACAGATCAAAATAATGTGACTACTCAAGTCAATCTGCCAACTCTTTTGGACGTGCCAATTTGCTTTCCTAGTGCTGGCGGATTCACGATCACTTTTCCGATAGCGGTTGGGAATGAAGTTTTGGTTATTATTGCCTCGCGCTGTATCGACGCATGGTGGCAGTTAGGTGCTCCAATAGTTAACGGGATTGTTCAGACACAGGTTGCCATTGAGGCCAGGATGCATGACTTATCGGATGGGTTTGCTATTCCAGGTCCGAAGTCCTTGCCAAATGTGGTTAGCTCCGTTTCGTCAACAGATTGTCAAATTAGGAATGATGCGGGAACGACCTATGTTTCAATCACGGCAGCGGGTAAGATTACTCTAGTGTCACCGACTGAAATCGATATCACGGCTCCTGTAATAGCTTTAAATGGCGCTGTGACTGCGGCGTCTTTAGCGGTGTCTGGTAGCGGAGCTGCAACAGTTGCGGGTAGCCTGGTGGTTACTGGAGCGGTGAGTGCTCAAGGAACGGATCTACATACGCACGTCCATTCTGGCGTAAGCTTTGGTGGGTCGGATACGGGGCCTCCGGTATGACGATACGCGTAAGACAGCTTAGTCCAACAGGCGATTATGTTTTTGGAAACGGCCAGCTTTCATTCTACGCCAATAGCGCACAAGCTATCGGACAAATTGTTCAAACGAGTTTATTGCTGTGGTATGGGGAATGGTTCTTAGATCAAACCGTAGGCATGCCGTGGCTTGAAACCGTTATCGGAAAGCATGGCCAGGCTCTGAATGGTTTAACGGCGCAAAACATAGCAGACTCATCGATTCAGGCTTATATTTTACAAATCACTGGAGTGGTCGACATAGCAAGTTTTTCCTCATCGATTGATGCCAATGCAAGAACCTATTCTGTGAAATGCACCATTGACACTGAATACGGGACGACCGCAATTCAATTAGCAAATTATGTGGAGTTTTAAATGGCAGTCTCGGATTTAGTCTACATTGATCCTACAGGATATAACTATGTCGATTTTCCGACAGTCTTGGCTTTTGTTCAGGCAATTTACACTGACCTTTATGGAGCTGATGTTTATCTAGGCGCTGATTCGCAAGATGGACAATGGGTAGCAGCTCAAGCTCAAATGATTTATGACTGTATGACAGTCGGAGCATCTATTTTTAATTCCTTTTCTCCTGTCACGGCTCAAGGTGTGGGCCTTTCCCGCGTGGTTGAAATAAATGGTATCAGTAGAGAAATTCCTACTAGTTCAACAGTTGATTTAACAATTGTGGGAACGGCCGGAACAACGATAACAAATGGCATCGCCATTGATATTCTTTCACAGCAATGGCTACTCCCAAGCCCCACTGTTATTCCATCTGGTGGTTCAATCACAGTCACAGCGACAGCGCAAAATGTTGGCGACATCACCGCAGATGCAAACACTGTCACGAGTATTTACACGCCGACTTTGGGATGGCAAACAGTCAATAATTCATCGGCTTCATCTGCGGGCGCGCCCGTTGAATCAGATGAAGATTTACGATTAAGACAAGCTGCCTCTACTGCTAATCCGTCTTTGACAGTGCTTGAAGGAACTTATGGAGCAATTGCAAATTTAACAGGAGTAACGGCGGTTCAAGTTTATGAAAATCCTACTGGAACGACGGATGGTAATGGGTTACCACCGCATAGCATTTCGGCTGTTGTGGCCGGAGGAGATGCAATGGCGATCGCACAAGCCATCGCAGATCATAAAACTCCTGGCTGTGCCACCTATGGTTCAACGACTGAGACCGTTTATGACAACCATGGGATGCCTTTGGTTATCAATTTCTATGTGCCGACTCCTGCAGTGATTAGCATTCAAGTGGTATTGACACCATTTCAAGGCTGGTCGACTGATTTTGAAGCAGATATTGCAAGCGCTTTAGCAGCTCAAATCAATTCAACATCAATTGGAGATACCATTTATTTGACATCTCTTTATCCGGTTGCATACTTGCCAAATCTTCCGGCTGAAGGTGCAACTTATAACATTGTGAGTATTGAACTTGAAAAAAACAGCGGCGGATTCTCGTCCTCCAACATTGTTTTAGATTTCAATGAAGAAGCCACATGCATTGTGGCCGACATTAGCTTTACGACTTAAGGAAAGGAATTATGGCCGCAAACACGGTAGCTTCCTATACAGGGCTAATCACTTCAGAATATGCTCAGCAGCCAAATTTTATTTCGATGATTTCGCAGTTTGCTGCGATTTATGTCCAGATCCAAACCGTATTTCTACAAATGATTTCAGCTTTTGATTTAAATCAGGCCACGGGAAATCAATTAGATATTATTGGTCAATGGGTTGGAGTGACTCGAAATGTCTCAATTCCCATCTCAGGAGTTTATTTTACTTGGAACGGCACTCAGGCCACTGGGTGGAATTATGGAACTTGGCAGCCATCGAATGCTCCGGCCCAAATTACTTCACTGCCTGACGATGCTTTTTTAACGTTGATCAAAGCTAAAATTGCATCGAACTCATGGGACGGAACCATTAATGGCGCCTATGCGATTTGGGACGCTTTGTTTACAGATTTTACCATATTAATTCAAGACAACTACAACATGAGCTATAATTTGGCCATCGTTGGAGGTATCGTTGATTCTTTGACATTGGCTCTGATCACGGGCGGCTATATTCCTCTCAGACCGGAAGGTGTCGAGGTTGCAAATTATTATGTTTCAACCGACACTAATCCAAGTTTTTGTTGGGATGTAGAATCAACGCTGCTTCAAGGATGGAATCAAGGCTCATGGTTAAAAGAAGTCGTGCCTATTTAAGGAGAAAATAAATGTCGCTTGAAAATGATTACCTGCCATTTTGTGAAACGGATACTGGATCGAATCTAGAAGAGCAGGCTACATATTTAGCTGATCCGAATCGTTTGATAGGAAATCAACCAGGTATTGCTAGCTCGCAATTTGTGAACAAAGCACTTCGTCAAGCCAATGCTGTCACGTCTCAACTTGCACAATATGTTTCAAATCAGATGCAAGTTAACACTCTAGATGATGGAACACCAAGCAACTTGCTCTCACAAATAACCGCGGCATTGAGTCCTCTTGGTCCTCAGATCATTTCTTACACTTCTGGTACTGCGACTTGGAATTGTCCTTTTTATTTTTTCATTGCATCTGGGAACGCTACATCTGGCGCTACCTACACGAATAATTCTTTCACTTTTACGGTATCTGCAACAATTTCAGCAGGCACTTTGCTTTCAACCACTGGTACTGGTTTGCCTCTTGCACAAGGTACATTGACCAAAGCATCTGGAACCGGCGACACAACGATAACTTTTCTTGCCTATAGAATGCCATTATTCATTAGATTGAAAGCTAAGGGCTCGGGAGGATCGGGTTCAAATTCTGGCACTACTGGATTTTCTAGCGGGAGTAACGGCAATGCTACCACTATTGGATCACTTATAAGTGCCGGTGCTGGATCAGGAGGCACACCCGGCGGAGGAGGACAAGGCGGATCGGGTGGTACCAACACCATAACCTCTCCTGCGCTTGTGATAAGAAATAAACCAGGTGGAACAGGGTCTGGAACTTCATTTAGCGGAAACGCTACTTCAGGCTTTGTCGGACTAGCTGGCGGACCAGGCGGCGGCCCTGGCGGTGGTGGGGGAGCAGTGGGCACAGCAGGTCAAGCAGCTCCAGCCAACTCGGGAGCCGGCGGCGGCGGTGGTGGAACAGGAACTTCAAATGCAAATGCCTACTCAGGCAGTGGCGGCGGCGAGGGAGGCGAACTTGATGCCTATGTGCCACAGGCATCTATCCCAATTACTCTTGCAGTTAGCATAGGAGCCTCAGTTGCCGGCGCAGGAGCTGGTACAAATGGTTTTGCTGGTGGAGCTTCTGGATCGGGTTATGCAGTTATTGAAAGCTGGTTTCAGTAATTGAAATGAGAGCTTTTGATTCCGCGTTTCAATATCTTTTACAGAATGAAGGAACGAGATTTGTCGACAATCCAAATGATCCAGGAGGCGCGACTAAATTTGGAATAACTCTGAGAATCTTAGAAAGAAGATTGGACAGAGTTATAGAAAAATCCGATGTTGAAAATTTGACGGAAGATGTGGCTTCAAGAATATATTTTGATGATTATTGGCTACCACTTGGTTGTGACAAAATGACAAGTCAAGAAATTGCCACCTGTATTTTTGATACTGCAGTTCTTTATGGCCCAGTCCCTGCGGCTCAAATGGCTCAAAAAACGGCCAATAATTACGGCGCACAGTTAAAAATTGACGGTGTGCTAGGTCCTGAGAGCTTGGCAGCAATTAATATGGTCTCTCCCGAGGATTTCATCGTCACGTTTTGCAATCTTGTTTTGAAACGCGTTGACGCGGTGATTTCGGCTCATCCCAATGAGGAGGTATTTGAGAATGGTTGGGTTAACCGGGCTAAGCGTCTCTTGACTTTAATTAAATCCGTACCTGTAATAGAGGTATAGATGAAACAGATTTTTTGCATTCTCACTATAATTTATGCGTTTTGCATATTTGCCGATACTCCTCCTCAAAAAATAGATAAAGCTTGTCCGAGTCATCAATGGATCAATTCAATTGTTCCTGGACAATCTCCCACATGTCTTCAACCGGCATACTCGGACTTATCCGGTTCAGCTCCAGCATCGGCTTGGGGCACGATCATTGGAACGCTTTCTAATCAAACAGATTTGCAAACTGCCTTAAATGCAAAGCAGGCCACTGGAAACTACATCACGGCTCTAACAGGTGACGTGACAGCTTCGGGTCCAGGCTCAGCATCGGCAACGCTTGCAAGCACCGCTGTGACTCCTGGGAGCTATACAAATTCAAACATCACGGTCGACGCTAAGGGTAGAATTACTTCTGCTACCAATGGATCTGCAGGCGGCGTAACGAGCGTCACCGGCACTCCTCCTGTTGTTAGCTCTGGAGGGTCTACGCCTGCGATATCGATGTCTGTGGCTACTTCTGGAGCTAACGGATATTTGTCTTCGTCTGACTGGACGACGTTCAATGGAAAACAGGGCGCGCTAACTTTCAACGATTCACTCATTAACTCTGCTGGGACCGTTCACCTTGTTAACGATTCTGCTACTCCAGGAAACTCAAAATACTACGGTACCAATGGCTCGGGAACTGCGGGATATTTTGCGCTTCCTAGTGCGGTTCCTGGCGGATCATCTGGCCAAGTTCAGTTTAACAACGCTGGTTCATTTTCAGGCGATAGTGGCATGACTTATAGCGCTGGCTCTGGGTCTTTGCATCTGTCCAATTCATTACTTGTAAATGGCGGTGCGGG